TGCGGGTAGACGCAGTTGGATTCCTGCTGGTAGGCGTCGGACGTGTAGATGGTGAACATCAGTCGTACACCTCCTTGGATTCCTCCTCCAGCACCTGCGTGATGAACTTGAGTGCCGTGATCATGGTGGCAAGCTCGCAGTCGCCGCCGAGGGTGACCTCGAAGCCACCGTTCCCGTAGCGGTCCTGGATCGGGTTCACGCGGATGTCCGTGCCTCCCAGATCCGTGATGCGCAGATAGGTGCGGCCTCCGTGACCAGTGTCGCCGCCCATGTATCCGGTCGTCCCTGCCTCGGCCTCGAGCACGTTCGCACTGGTGATCTCGCGGCTGTATGTGGTGATCCTGGTTCCGTCGTAGAGCGTCCGCTGGTTTTCTTCGATTGCATGCATAAGTGTTAGACCTCCTTCAAATCCTCTGTGAAATGGCGCAGCCGGTAGCCCTTCCAGCGGGCTCTTCGTATTTCCGTTGCCATGCCGTTCGAGATCCTGTCTCCGAACACCCAGACCTCGGAGCACTTGCTCATGAGCGCGTTTCCGAAGAAGAGTCCGAGCTCGCGCTCAGTAGGGTCGGTGTCGTCAAGGAACTGCGGAAACAGCAGATGCGGCGCGATGGGGATGTATCCCTGTTCGACTGCGAACCGGCAGTAGCGCCGGGCGTCCGCCACGTTCCTCTGAATGTCTCCCGCATACGGCGAGCAGACGTAGATGATGGGACGGAAAGCGCGGAGCGCCTTCTTCTCTTCAAGTTCTATAAGGCTCAGCGCCTCGTAGCATGTCGGGTCCGGATAGCCCTCAAAATTCCTGTAATCCAAACCGGTATCCTCCTTTCCGGCAGGCAATAGAAAAAGCGGCCTGCCTCTACTTCCCACTGGAGGGGACAAGCCGCTTTTGACGAAACAGACTCAGTCTTTCTTATAGAAATCGCAGACGTAACCGTCCGCGCGGAGCACCAGACCGTCCGCCCAAGCAGGGACGCGTCCCATCTGCTCGCACAACACTTCCAAGGAGACGTGCGGATCGGCTTCGATAACCAGCTCGTCGTGGACATGCATGCAGATGTCGCAATGACGGAGCATCTTCATCGAATTGCACAGAATGTCGCGGCTTGTGGCTTGCACGATGTTCTCCACGAACTTCGGGCCGTACGATTCGAGGCGTTCCCATTTCTTCGTGCCGCCCACGCCCTCATAGGTGATGCACTCGCCGCCGAAACGGTTCATGCCGACCTTCGGCTTCACATACGCAAGACTCCTGCCGGAAGGCAGTGTGATGAACAGCATGCCCGCCTGCCAGAAGAAGGTGAGTCTGCCGAGCCGGGTGGTTTTGTGGTTCTTCACGGCAGCCATGACGGCCTTGTCGACGTCCCACCAGAACTTCACGATCTGCTGGTTCGCGTCCCGCCACGAGGAGACGATGTCCGGAAGCTCATCCTCCGACAGGCCCATTTCGAGTGCGCCCATCGCCTTCAAAGCGCCGGTCGAGCCACCGTAGCCGCAAGCCAGTTCAGCGATCTTGCCCTTGGCGCGAAGCTCGCCGTTTACGCCGTGCTTGACGACCGGCTTGTGGAACATGCGGCTTGCCGTCGAGCAGTAGATGTCCTCGCCGTTCGCGAACGCGTCGGACTTCCATTTCTCGCCTGCGTACCATGCGATGACGCGTGCCTCGATGGCGGAGAAGTCCGCCACGTAGAACCGGCAGCCGTCCTTCGGAATGAAGGCAGTGCGGATAAGCTGGCTGAGTGTGTCCGGGACATCCTCGTAGATCATCTTCACGGCCTCATAGTCGCCGGACTTCACAAGCGCCCTCGCAGCATCCAGGTCAGGCAGATGGTTCTGCGGCAGATTCTGGAGCTGGATGAGCCGTCCGGCCCAGCGGCCTGTGCGATTCGCGCCGTAGAACATGAACATGCCGCGAGCACGGCTATCGGAGCATACGGCGCGCTGCATGGTCTGGTATTTCTTCACGCTAGATTTCGCAAGCTGCTGCCGGAGCTCCAGCACTTCAGTGAGTTCAGGTGGCGCGGTTTTGAGCAGGGCTGTCACTGCTTTTTTGCCGAGGCTGTCGACCTCCATGCCGTTGTCGGAGAGCCACTGCTTCATCTGCTGGACGCTGTTCGGATTCTCCAGATTCGTAATCGCCTGCATCTTCTCTGTCAGCTCGCAGCGGGAGCGGGTGTCCATGTCGATGGCCTTCTCCACGAGATCCATATCGATGCGCACGCCTCGGTCGTTGATCTCCTGGTCGATGTGGTACTCGTCCCACACGAAGTCCGGCACCGGGAAGTTCCGCAGTTTCCTTTGGATCAACATCTCGACCTCGACGTCGCGCTGGTTGTATTTCTTGAATGTCGCCCATTCGCCGGGATCATCCGATGGCAGGTTCCGAGTGCGTCCGCCGTTCGCCTTGGTGGGTGCGCAGGGGACGGAGAAGTATTTGATGAGGGCCTTGCCTTCATCCATCTTCTGGTCGGCAAGCTGCAGGACTGCGCCGACGCCTTTCAAGCTGAGAGGGAGTCCCATTGTCGCCGCCCAGACCATCGAGCAGCGCCAGCCCTCCGGATTCAGGAACCGGGCATGCTCCAATGACAGCGGATGATTGTCATGGAACGGGTCAAGGCCCCGGCCCATGTCCCGCAGGTAGCGCGACAGGCAGACGCGTTCGAAGTTTGCGTTAAATGCCCATTTGAGAACCGTGTCATCGGTCAGCGCGTCGAGGATGTCCTCCGGGATCTTTTCACCGCAGGCAAGGTCGACGACTTTCACCGGACCTCCGTCCACGCTGTAGCCGAACAGGAGAATCTCGAAGGCAGGCGAACTGCAATAGCGATAAACGCCGCATTTGCCAAGATCGACGTCAGAAAACGTCTCGATGTCTATGCTGATTGTCTTCACTTTTTATCACCTCAATTCACGAATAAGGCGGCAGGGAGATAGGTCCCTGCCGCCCGCCTACAGCTTTATGTTCCGTGGATTAGCTGCGATGCGCTTCGAGCTCCTTCATGCGGCGCTCGTGGTATTCCTTGTCGCGCTCCTCCTGATGGAGCCTGAGTTCCTTGTCCTCCCGGTAGGAGCGGGCGCTCGTGACCGAGATGATGATCAGGAGCGCGATGCCGCTGAGGCCGAGCAGGTCGTAGATGATGTAGAGAATCATGTTCATGATGGCTTCCATTGGCTTGCCTCCTTAGTTCAGGAAATCGTCGTCGTTGTCGGTTGCGAAATCCGCGAAGTCGGATTCTGCGCTGGCCTTGCTGCCGAGCGGCTCGCCATCACGGATCTTCTGCAGGTTGTTCAGGCCGCAGGCGATGCCGCGGTTCCCGGAGGAGTTGAACGCGTAGAACGTGATGCTGGCTCTGCCGTACACGCCGGAGTACACCTCGCTGCGGGAAAGAATCGGATTCAGGTCCGCGTCCACGATGCCCGGAGCGGTCGTTGCGTTCGCATTCACGAAGTAGGAGCCGCGGTAGGCCTCGTCGTCCGGACGCTCCGCGTCGCCGTCACGAAGCGGCGTCTTGATCGCGGACAGCGCGGGAACGGACTTGCTGTTGCCCTTGAGCTTGGCTTCTCCCTCCTTGTAGGCAGCCTCGATGGCGGCTTTGACCTTGGCGACCGTCACGGTGTCGGACTTCGGGATGATGAGGCTTACGCTGTACTTCGGCGTTCCGCCGTTGATGGACTTCGGCTCCCAGACGTTCGCGTAGGACCAGCGGGTGTTCGGGCCAGTGATAACCTTCATCGGATTGTGCATAGTTGTCTTACTCATGATTTTTGACCTCCTTGAAGTCGTTTTTTGCTGTATTCATCGCCGGACGCTTGTCGGAGTCCGGGACGAGTGTTGGTTTGCCCTGCGGCTTCTCAATGAAGCCTGACAGGAGTTCATTGAACCGGTTTTTTCCGAGGAGCTTCTGCATGGCAGTAATGCCGAGCAGCTTCTTCTCATACGGGTCGAATCCGGCGTCTTCGACCGTTTTGGCGACGGCGGTTTCATTGGCGTACTTGCGGACGGACCTGCCCTCTACGAGCTTGAAGCCGTGCCACTCCTTGCCGGAAAGTGCCTGCTGGAGTGCGTACTCCTTGATGTCGGACGCCCACGAGACCAGCTCGTCCACCTGGGAAAGGATGACCTCGATCTCCGCGTCGGAGAGCTCCGGCGGCAGCCTGAACTCATGCTGCGCGAGCTTCAGGTTCTCCTCGGCCCGTTTCCTGCAGATGGTCTTCGCCTTGCAGAACCGGCACCACGGGCCGCAGGAGAATTCTCCCTTGCCGTCCCAGGCTAGCTCCGCCGTAGGCTTCAGAACCTCGTCCGCCCATGCGAGCAGGTCATTCTTGCTGATCTGCCATTCGCTGACGTTCTGCCGTCTCGGCTGGTATATCGACATGGCGACCGAATCGATGTCGTAGATGTCATCGAACAGTTCCAAGGCACCCAGCGAGTAGCATTTGAGCTGCGGATTGTCCTCCGCCGACACGGCGATGCCGGTGCCGTACTTCAGATCGATGATCCGGAGCGTGCCGTCCGCGATGATCAGCACATCGGATGTGCCGAAGCCCTGTCTCACCCAGCGGGAGTAGTCCACGCGCTGCTCGACCAGAACGACCGGATCAGAGCAGGCCTGCCTTGCGGCCTCGACCTTTTCCAGTACGTAGCTGACATAGCCGTCTGTTGCTTCCTCCATCTCCTCGTTGTAGAAGGCGAGGTCCTCGGTCGGGTCCTGTGCCGGGTAGCCGAGCGCCTTGCGGAGCTTGTATTCGGCGAGCGCGTGAGCGCAGGTGCCTTCCAGTGCGTAGTCGCTTTCCTTGTCCTCGAATTCCTCGCTAAGCCTGACCGACGGCGGGCAGTGAATCCACCGGTCGGAGCTTGATGCGGAGAGGACCGCATGCTGTCTTTCAGAATTCATTGAGTGCCTCCACATCAAAGAGCAGGGCCTCGTAGTCCTTCGGATCGACAGCCGACAGTTTGCTTGCACCGTACTTGTGGAGAAGCTCGCGTATCTGCGCCGTATAGCCTGCGCGGGACCGTTCGGCGAGAACCTTCCTCACATCCTCTAGCTTCAGCTCCTTCTTCGGCTCAGGCTCGGACTGCGTCTCTTCGGGCTGCGGAGTGGGTTCCTCGTTGGTGCCGGAGAACTGCTGGTAGAGCCAGTCGGCCGCGCTGTTAATAGCAGCGGCGGCATCGCGCAGTTCCTTGATGGTCTGATCCATTTCTGCCATTTTTGACATTCTCTTTGCCTCCTTCCAATGGTTGTCTGTCTGCGGCAAGGATCGAGAGGTTCCTTGCCAGTCTTGCGGATACATGGCTTATCGCGATAAGAACGGCGATAACCTCGGTGTCCGCGGGACTTCTGTTGCGTGTCTTGTCCATCACGTTTCCTCCAATCCGGAGCATCTGTTTTCGTGCTCCTTACACTTCCCACTGGAGGCGGGCGTGCCGTTTTGACGAAGGGAAAAGAAGAATTTCAGAAAAAGCTCCGGCCACCACGATGGGCAGCCGGAGCCGCATGATTAGAACCAGTCCGGGAACTCCTGAGACAGCTTCCCTTTGGCCTTCTTCAGGCGGGACAGGAACGTCGTGCGCTTGATACCGACGATGTCGGCGATGGCCTCGTCGGAGAGGCCTTCCTCACGAAGCTCTCCGATACGCTTGGCCTCCGGCATGAGCTCCTGCAGACGCTCGAAGAGCTGGTCCAGCTCCGCCTTCTCGGAAAGCACCTCTTCAATAAGAGGAGCGCTGTCCGGAACGTAATCGGCGAGCGTTCCATCGCCGTCCGGCAGCGGATCGTCAAGAGAGACGGTCGTGTTGTTGTGGAATTCGCAGTCGAGGCAGTTGCCGTCGCACAGCCACCATTTGCTGCGCGGGCAGAAGCACTCGCCGCGGTACTGCATTCTCTTGCGAAGAGCGGTGCGCCAGCGGTCGTACTCCCGGTACTGGTCCTCCGGGATTTCGTACCACTGCTTTGTGGTCTTGTCGTAGATGCGTTTACTCTGATTGTCATTGGTTTTCATGTGCGATACCTCCGTTCGCTTCTCCCGAACCGGAGGCCGCACAAAAAGAAGGAGCGTGACAGGCCAGACGGAACGGGAATCAACTCGTTTCGTTCGGCCAGCCACGCTCGTAGACTGGTTTCTTATTCATTTGTGACCGCTACAACCGCTCGAGCCACCTCTGTGCACCGGGGTGAACGGCTATGGCGGTGAACCTTTTAACGCCTTGCTCAGGGCGAGTGATACTTAACTGAATCAGCGAAGATCAGCCTCGATGGCGTAGAGTTCGCTGAATACGTCCGGCAGATCCGCCGGATTAAGGTCTTCGACGCATTGAGCGCCGTAACGCTGGAATACTGAATCAACAACCTCCGGCCCGATTTCCGAGCAGATGATGGAAGCCGATTCTTCAATGCTTGCGATATAATCGCTGTTACTAATGCTTGTCATACTTTGTCTCCTTGTTTTGCTGGCTCCTTTTCCAGAGAAGGAGACCTTGTTGTTTATTGCTTCGGTGGAATTTCACTGGATGGTCTGTGATCAAGAGACCTTTGACTCCGCCGGTGAAGGAGCTTCCATTCAAAGTGGTTCTTTGTCTGTTTATGAATGTTTACAAACAGATAACATCTATACGGTAGATTTCTGACTTGTTTTCTGATATAATGATGTCCTCAGAACTGAGTCAGTGAACCTTTGAACGGTTCTGCCGTTCACCACCTATAAGATAACCGGGCAAAAAACAGCACAAAATAGGCTGTTCCGGGTATCTCATGGTTCTTTGGTTCTTTTCATGGTTCTTTTTGAAGGGAGGTGTCCGGCGTGGATTTTTCAGAGTTCTGCGAGCTGACGAAGCCACAATATTTTGGCTATAACAAGCAGTCCTGGTATCTGAAGGACCTGTTCAAGGCCGCAGGGATACGCCGAGATTATTCCGATGATCATCTGAAAGCAGTATTCAACGGAACTAAACCTTTTGCCTCAAACATGAAAAGGCACTTCCCTCATCCAGTGAGCATTGACAGCATTGCTGCTTTCTTTGAGAAGCACTTGCAGCCGGAGTATGTAAAGCTGCTGGCGGATGCGTTCGGAATTCCCGCTGATGAGGAGAAGAATCTGTCATGCCTGTCCTACGCACTGGCAGCGCAGGTTGCTGCATTCATCTCGAATCGTGAGGAGACAGAATCAGAAAACATCGTGCCGGACAAATATGAGGAAGCTCGGGTGCGAAAAGAATCTGGCGTCTATCAGATAACGAGACGCCTGTATGACGGCGATGATGTATGGGTGGAGGATCGGACAAAGAAACATGCCGCGGCATTCTATGAAGACATTCACCACACATGGGTGATACACAATCAAGGAAGCGTCATCTGGCATAAACGTAAGCTGGTCTGCGCCAATCCTGAGGAGACTGGCAGGCGGACAAAGGTATTTGAAATAGAAATTAAGGAATTACAGCCGGGAAAATATACAAAAATAGCCACGGACTTCAATGCCCGTGGCCAAGAAGGACCATTCACCATCAAGTGGGATATGGTAGACGAAAACGGTAATAACTGCTTTCCCGGAAGCAGAAACATATTTGATGTTGAGATAGACACAACATTCGGGAACTGATGGAGGTAAAGGCGTGGAAGAAAGACTGAATGTCGAACCGTGGGTGACTTTGAAAGATGTACAGTCATATCTCGGTGTCGGACGTGAAACCATACTGCAATGGATCAACAAACGTAACATGCCTGCATATAAGGTTGGACGATTGTGGAAATTCAAGCTGAGCGAAGTCGATGACTGGATTCGATCCGGCGGAGCGTCCGACGACAACAACGAAGATGGCAAGGAGAAGTAAAAAGATGGCAAGAGCAGCAAAAAAAGATAAAGAAGTGTCGCTGGAAACAGTTCTATGGAACTGCCGCGTTGCGCTTCGCGGAATAGGAAGTACAGAAAAGAACAGAGATGCAGTGATTTCGCTTGTGTTTCTGAAATTTGCTGGTGACAAATTTGAGAGACGCTATCAGGAGCTGAAAGAACAGTACGGAGCAGATGAGGGCCTGTTCAACATTATGAAGGACAAGGTCTCGTCCTATAACTCTGTGAACGTGTTCTACCTGAATGAAACTTCCCGCTGGTCCTACATCGTGGCCCATGCGGGAGATAACGATATCGCAGTTATTCTTGACACAGCAATGGCGGATATTGAGAGGACGAATCCTTCTCTGAAGGGCGCGTTATCGTCCAGAGATAAAGACGGGAATCCTGTCTACACTTTCTTCGCCACGCTCGGTGCAACGACTGCAAAGCTGAAGGATCTGATTGACAACGTCAACAAGATTGACGAGAAGCGTTTTCAGGAAGAAGACCTGATCGGACGCGTTTACGAATATTTCCTGCAGGTCTATGCGGCCTCCGGCACAAAGGAGGACGGCGAATTCTACACGCCTGCATGCGTCGTAAAACTCATCGCAGAGATGATTGAGCCGTATTCTGGGACAGTTTACGATCCCTGCTGTGGAAGTGGTGGAATGTTTGTACAGTCCATGAAATTTGTCGATCGTCACAAGGGAAACAGGCAGAAGATTTCGATTATTGGACAGGAAAGTAATCCGGATACCTGGCGGCTGTGCAAAATGAATCTCGCCATTCGCGGCATTGCACATAACCTCGGAGAGAAGAACGCCTCCACATTTACGGATGACCTTCATAAAGATAAGAAGGTCGACTACGTTATGGCCAATCCGCCGTTCAACCTTAAAGGCTGGCGTGCTGAAGACCAGCTCATTGATGATCCTCGATTCAAGGGATATGGCGGGGTTATGCCGCCAGTTGCGAATGCAAACTATGCGTGGATTGAACACATCATCTCAAAACTTGACGTAACGCACGGCATCGCTGGATTCCTTCTTGCCAACGGAGCTCTGAATGCGGACGGTGACGAGAAGACTATTCGTCAGTCCATCCTGGAGAAAGATCGTGTGGAAGCCATTATCGTGCTGCCTCGGGATATGTTCTACACGACGGACATTTCTGTGACGCTTTGGATCGTCAACATGAATAAGCATGCCGGAACCGTGAACGGCAGACAGCTGCGCGATCGTACCAATCAGGTGCTCTTCATGGATTTGCGCACATGGAATCAGAACATCGAAGAGATCGTTATCGATAAGGGCAAGAAGAAAAAGAAAACTGTGCTCACCGACGGGCAAATTGCAAAGGTGAAGCAGGTCTACAACAACTGGCAGTCGGCTGATACTTCCCTGTATAAAGACGTACCGGAATTCTGCCAATCAGCGACGCTGGATGAGATCCGAGCGAAGGACTATTCACTCGCACCCAGTAAATACATCGAGTTCATCGACCATGATCTGGACATTGATTACGAAAAAGAAATGTCCCGCATTCAGAGTGAAATGAAGGACGTTTTGAAGACAGAGAAGAAGTCGCAGGCTATGCTCGAAGAAGCATTCAGGGGGATCGGCTATGGCATTGACTAAACACAAGCTCGGCGAATTTACCGAGCTCTACAATGAGCGCTGTGGGAATCCGAATCTGACGGTATACGATATTTCTGGCGTAAATGCAGACAAAGAGTTCTTTGAACCCTCAAAACAAGCTGGCGCTGATACAAGCAATTATAAGAATGTCCCACCTGATTATTTTGCCTGCAATTTAATGCATGTTGGTAGAGATAAGGTACTGCCTATAGCGCTTAACCATTCTGGAAAGACAAAAGTTGTAAGCCCGGCTTATACCATCTTTAGGTTAAAAGAGGGGACACCGCTACTCCGAGAATACTTCTTTATGATGCTGAAATCTGAAGAACGAGATCGCTATTTTTGGTTTCATACAGATTCTTCCGTAAGGGATGGCATGTCATGGGACGATTTCTGTGATCTTGAGATTGACATCCCTCCTATATCCATCCAGAAGAAGTACGTGGATGTCTACAATGCCATGCTCGCCAATCAGCAAAGCTATGAACGCGGGCTGGAGGATTTGAAGCTGGTGTGCGACGCGTATATCGAGGAACTACGCAGGGAGATGCCAAGCCAGAAAATAGGACAATTTCTACTCGAAAGCGATAGAAGGAACGATCTTGATTTGCCAGTCGATTCTGTGCGCGGATTGGCAACAAGTAAGGAAATGATTCCTACTAAAGCAGACATGAAAGGTGTCAGCCTTGGAAACTATAAAATGGTAATGCCGAGGCAGATTGCATATGTTCCGGACACTTCTCGGCGAGGTGACAAAATGTCACTCGGGTTTAACAATACGGCGGAACCTTTGCTTGTTTCGTCAATATCAGAAGTTTTCGGTACTGACGCGAATAAGCTACTGCCGGAATATCTTATGCTGTTTTTGACTCGCTCAGAATTTGACCGCTACGCCCGCTTTAATTCTTGGGGAAGCGCTCGGGAAACTTTCAACTTCGATGACATGTGCGATGTTGAGGTTCCTATACCAGACATCAAGGTTCAGAAGGCTATTTCTGACATCTATGCTGTATATGTTGACCGGAAACACATAAATGATCGTCTCAAGGAGCGCATCAAGAATATGTGTCCGATATTAATAAAAGGCTCCCTCGAAGAAGCAGGAGCCTGAGAAAGGAGGTGTCGACGTGGATTATATCTTCGAAAGAGGCAAATTTACAGAAGATGAACTGGAGCATGCCATCATAGAGCTTTTCCAGATGCAGGGATACGAATATACATACGGCGAAGATATTCACCGCCGTTTTGAAGACATCCTTCTTGAAGACGACCTGCGCACATTTCTGAACCGAAAGTATGCTGATAAGAACCTCAGCGATGTGGAGATGAAGAAGATCATCACCATGCTGACGCTGATTCCGTCCACGCCGCTTTATTATTCAAACCGTCAGGCTTTTTGGCTTGTTGTGGAGGGATTTGATCTTGTCCGGGATAACATCAATGATGTCGCCCTGCATATCGACTATATTGATTTCGACCACCCGGAGAATAATGTTTTCCGCGTCGTGAACCAGTACTCTGTTCAGGGAGATCGACTGCGCCGACCGGATCTGCTGATCTTCATCAATGGCATTCCGATAGGCATCTGCGAGTTCAAGACCGCCATCGAGGAAGACAAGACGATTCACGACGCGTGGGAGCAGATCACAACCCGCTATAAGCGCGATATTCCGAATCTCCTGAAATATTGCTTTATGTCCGTCATCAGTGACGGCGCGAATACCAAACTCGGCAGCATCTTCACGCCTTACAGGTTCTACTACTCGTGGAACAAGGCAAACGACACAGACAAGGTCTCGAATGGTATCAGCTCCCTGCTAACTATGATAGAGGGCGCATTTGCAAAAGACCGGGTTCTTAAGATCCTCCGCGACTTTATTTTCTACCCGGATGACAGCTCAAAGGATGAAGTGATTGTCTGCCGGTACCCGCAATTCTTCGCCGCGGAAAAGATGCTCGCCAACATCAAGCAGCACATGCGGCCCGCCGGAGACGGCAAAGGCGGCACCTACTTCGGCGCAACAGGATGCGGCAAAACCTATACTATGCTTTTCCTGTCCCGCCTTATCATGCTGCGCGACAGCGATACGTTCCAGAATCCCACGATTATCCTTCTGGAAGACCGCGAAGATCTGGACACACAGACCTCTGAGTTGTTTGTGACAGCGAAGCGTTATCTGCATCAGGAGGATGTCCGGAGCATCGAAAGCCGTGATGACCTCGAACAGACACTCGGAGACAAGCCGAGCGGCGGCGTTTACATTACGACCATACAGAAGTTCTGTGAAAAGACAGGACTGCTTTCCGACCGCAACAACATCATCTGCATTTCGGATGAAGCCCACCGGACACAGACGAACATCGGGTCGAAGCTCAAGAAAACAGAAACCGGTGTTTACACGACATTCGGATTTGCCAAGTATCTGCGCGACAGCTTCCCGAATGCCACCTATTGCGGATTCACAGGAACACCGATTGATGAGACCGTTGCAGTATTCGGAGATGTTGTTGACAGCTATACGATGAAGGAATCCAGCGACGACGGCATCACTGTACGCATCGCTTATGAGCCTCGTCTCGCGCGCGTCATCTTGTCCGATGAGCAGGCAAAGGAAATCCAGAAGTATTACGAGAAGTGCGTCGAAGAAGGTTCAAACCCGGAGCAGGTTGAGGAAAGCAAGCGGGCCATGAGTAAGATGTCCGCTATCCTCGGACACCCGGAACGAATTAAAAAGCTCGCTGCGGATATTGTCTCGCACTATGAATCGCTGTGCGCCGAAAAGCCCGATGTAGTGCAAAAAGCCATGATCGTTTGCTCAGACAGGCAGAATGCTTTCAAGGTGCTGAAGGCTATACAGGCAATCAGAACGGATTGGAATGTTCCTCGGAAAGCAGAGGACGAATCCAAGCTGACGCGCGAACAGCTTGATAAGCTCGTGGCGCTTCCGAAGATTAACCTTGTAGCTACGCAGGGCCAGAACGACGATAAGGAACTGTTCGACCTTTGCGGCACAAAGGATTACCGGAAGATGCTCGATAAGCAGTTCAAGAACAACGACTCGAATTTCAAAATCGCAATCGTTGTTGACATGTGGATTACAGGATTCGATGTTCCGTCTCTTGCTGTCATGTATATCGACAAGCCGCTGCAGAAGCACACTTTGATTCAGACGATCTCCCGAGTCAACCGCGTTTTCGATGGCAAGGATAAAGGACTGGTCGTCGATTATATCGGTATCAAGAACGACATGATGGCGGCGGTAAAGAAGTATGGCGGACCGCAGGAAAGTCCAATTGATGAGCTGAATATCTCTCTGTCGATTTTCCGCAATCACCTGTCGATGATTAACGATTTGCTTTCAGGATTTGATGCTACAAAGTTCCATTCCGGGACGCCGCTTGAGCGGTTGAACTGCCTGAATGCAGCTGCTGAATATGTGCAGACCAGCAAAGATATGCAAACGCGCTTCATGGGACTTTCCCGCAGGCTCAAAAGCGCATACCAGATCTGTTTCCCCTCCGGCGAACTGACTGACGAGGAAACGGCAACAGCGCAGTTCTACCTTGCAATCCGATCCATCATCTACAAGCAGACAAAAGGCGATGCACCGGATGCAGAAGTCATGAACAGCGTCGTTGAAGGCATGGTACGCGACGCCATCACCTGCACCGGTATCGAAAATATCGTTGACGAGCATAAATCAGTCGATCTGTTCAGCGATGAATTCATAGATGAGCTGAAGAAGGTCAAGCTGCCTATTACCAAATTCAATGCGCTTCTGAAGCTCTTGAAGAAAGCAATTACAGCCTATGGCCGGACAAACAAGGTAAAGGCAATCGAATTTGACGAGCGCTTGAGACAGGTGGTCGATGCCTATAACAGCCGCGACAAGCTCGTATTCACGAGTGAGGTGGTTGCTGATTTCGTCAATGACCTCTCCGATCAGCTCATCAACATTATGAAAGATCTGAAAGAGGATCAGGACTCCTTTTCGAAGATGGGTATTACTTTTGAAGAGAAGGCGTTCTATGACATCCTCGTAAAAGTTCGCGATGACCATGGTTTTCCGTACGCGGATGATAAATGCATTGTGCTGGCTAAGAAGATCAAGGAGCTTGTTGACGATAAGGCACAGTTTGCCGACTGGTCGACACGAGATGACATCAAGAACCAGCTCAATATGGACTTGACTGTTCTTCTGTACAAAAATGGCTATCCTCCTGAATGGGACGAGGAAGTCTTCGAGAAGGTCATGGAGCAGGCAGAGAACTTCAAGAAATACGAAGACGAATAATTAGGTAGAAAGGAGGCGCAGGTTTTATGGAAAACCCTATCAGCAGATCATTGCCTGATGTAAGTATGGATTCTGTTTTTACTGAAGTAATGCATAATGAAAAGCTTGGAGTGCGGAACCCGGAACAACTGCGCCTTTTTCGACTGCAGGTCAGCAATAATGCCTTTGTGTACACGAGCCTTGAAGATTATTTGACGAACATTATCAGTGAGTATGTTTTCTCTCGTGCCCAGATAGAGAAGCTGTCACAACCAGGTGTCGGCAATCCCCGCAGCATAGGGAACAAGGCACTCCGGGTCATGAAGCGCAACGGAACAGCAAACCAGAAAGGGACAGGAAACGAGCTCGGAGAGATTCTCCTGTATGCTTTTCTCGAGGAAAAGCTCAATGCTCCGAAGATATTCAGCAAAGTTGAGCTGAATGCTGGAACAACTCCATTTGGTACGGCCTGCGATAGTGTCCATCTTCTTGATCTTGACGATGATACCGGCATGTCCTACTACCAGACAGTGTTTGGAACCTCAGACATCGAGGGCGATATTGCGGATGCAATAGACAGTGCCTTTGATGCCATAGTGCGTATTGAAAATGAGAACGGGAACGGAATCCAGTTTGTCGACAATCGCTCTCTGAACGATTCTTTTGATGAGAATGTCGTGGATAAACTGAAAAGCATCATTATTCCTAAACCAGGGGCTCCTGTTGCGAACGACCGGGCTTACGGTGTCTTTCTTGGATATTCTCTTGGCCTTGATCCGCATACAAGGTCTACGCCGGAATTTCTCAAGGACCTGGGAACTAAGATGGATACTGACATTAAGAACCATGCCGCGTATATTGCGGACAAAATAAAGACGCTTGGTCTTGATACACATTCGTTTTACTTTTACATTGTGCCTTTCAACGATGCAAAGCTGGACAAAAAGCAGGTCATGGAAAACCTGCTGATGTGAAGCGGAGGTGTGACTGTATGAGCAGAAAAAGAATCAGGCTCGGAGATGCAATCTTCGCAGACATAGAGGAAAACAGATACCTTAATCAGTTATATGAAGATATCCTGTTTAACTATGCCAATAAAACGCTTCGCACGGGCATGGAATATCGGAACGTTAATATCCATAATGCGCTGCGTTTTGCGGACCTGCTTTCTAAATCAAACAGCGCAGATAAAGCTGAACAGCATAAGATGTGGGCTCAGGAAATTGTCGTCCTCTTAAATGCATTATATCCAAAGAACGATGAAATCCGAGTTGTGGCTGGATCGGTTTTTGCGAATACAGATAATGCAAGAGGGACTTCGCTTCTTGATGCCAACTTCGAGGACCCATTTGTCTTGAATCGAATTTTCTCGGATTACAAGAAGGACTATCTTAGAATTCCGGCAGCACCGAACCTGCGGTTTTTGGGCGCACAGAAACAGGCTTATGATCACCTGCAGGATTCCTATTTCAGTTACTCGGCGCCAACGTCAATGGGAAAATCCTTCCTGATGAGGATGTTCATCAAGGAGCAAGTGGCAAACGGCGCTAAGTTGAACTTTGCGATTATTGTTCCGACCAAGGCGCTGATCAACGAAACTTCTCAGAAGATCATCAAGGAGGATCTAAAGGATCTTCTGGAGGAGAAAAACTACAAGGTCGTCAATGCTGCAAGCGACATTGCCCTCGAGGGAAACCACAACTTCATCCTTGTTTTGACGCCGGAACGACTTCTGTATCTGCTTATTGGAAAACCTGATATTCAGATTGACTATCTTTTCGTGGATGAGGCGCATAAGATGTCCGGCAAGAACAGTCGTGGCCCGTTCTATTACAAGACCGTCGACATGCTTAAGAACCGAGACAATCCGCCGCACTTCATTTTTGCTTCTCCGAATGTGCCGAATCCAGAAGTCTATTTGAGACTTCTGACGGATATCAGTGAGCATGGGGACAAAAGGTTTAGAACAGAATTTTCACCCGTAACGCAAGTAAAGTTCCTTCTGGATCTACAGAATCGTGAGATTTCTGTTTATAACGAACATACCGAGAAGGAAATGCACATAACAAGCATTCCACAGAACAAGGCGACGCTGACGCATTTCCTTCTCAAGATTGAACGCCGGAATGATGATCTGCCGGAAGATGCTATGCGACAGACGATCGTCTATTTTAACGGGAAGGCACGAGCAGTAGAAGCCGCTCTCGATTTGTCTCAGTATCTCGATGAATTGGATGACGCAGACTTGGCAGTCCTTTCAAGAGACATCGCAAACGAAGTGCATGGAGACTACTATCTTGCCAAGATTATCAAAAAAGGCATCGCCTATCATATTGGCTACTTGCCCGCGGCAATACGGATGAGAATCGAGGACATGTTCCGTAAGGGCAAGATCACGACTATGTTCTGTACCAGTACGCTGCTTGAGGGTGTTAATCTGCCAGCGGATAATCTGTTCATAACAGATAACAAGATATTCCGGTCTCGTATGACTCCTGTTGACTTCAGGAATCTCATCGGTCGTGTCGGGCGAATTGAATATAACCTTTATGGGAATGTGATATTTGTGTCATCTCAGGATGAAAAGCTCCCTGAGACCGAATATGTAAAGATGCTTAAAGAACCGGTGCCGGAACAGACGCTTTCTATCGATGCCGGGCCTAAGACACTTACTAACCCGGAAAGAAAATATATTGTAGAAGCCCTCAAAGAGGGAAATATTGAGCTTGTAAAGAGGAACAAGACTCAGTCTGAAGAATCTTATATCATGATGAGAAAGTTCGGCCTGATTCTTCTTCGCGACATCATGATGGATAATAACAGTCTTGTTCGTCAGTCTTTCTCTGATTTGATCAGCAAAGATGATGCTGCTCTTATTAAGCAGAAATTCGAAGACCCGATCGCTCTTCCAGACGATGATATCAACGTATCAGCGGACCAGACACGGAACCTTATCATTGCGATACGAAATGGCCTCGAATACCCGAAAGCAGTAAATGGAGAATTTGATTATGATGAAGTAGTCGGGTTCCTTGAGAAGCTATGCACGATATTCAAATGGGAGAAATACGAGTATTCCACGCTCGGTAAAGTCACGGATGGCGTGCATAAGAAGCTGCGCTGGTATGCAGTCATACTAATCCAGTGGATGTCCGGATTAGGCCTGAACAACATTATGAGACAGGGCATTCGTCACCATGTGCAGCATCCAGATAATTTCTGGATTAACAAAACGCAGACAACGGTTTACAAAGACAACGTGGAATTCCGAAATATTCTCTTTGCAGATACGCTGGAAGTTATTGACAACATAATCCTCTTCAGCTTGTCGAACTATTTTCTGCGCTTCTCCAATGAATATAAGAAGATTTATGGCATCACGGAATTTGACAACAACTGGTATGAATATGTGGAATACGGAACTACAAAGCCTGTGACCATTCTCCTGCAACGCATTGGTTTCACCCGTGAAAACGCAACTTACATACGAGAACACAGAGATAAGTACATACTGCAGGAAAGCGAATCAAAACTACTTCTTAGTCGAGATCTGTTGGAATGCAATAATCAGAATGTTCGAGAACAGGCAAATATGATCTTATTGAATATGCCAGAAATGTTTGAGCCAGAAGGAGAATCAGGAGGGCAGGCATAAATGCAGAAAATTGACAAAACAGACACGCTCAAAACAATCCTGAGCGGTCGCAAATACACCGTCGATTATTTCCAGCGGGAATATCGGTGGGGGCAGAAGCAGATTGAGCAGATGCTCGCCGACTTCCAGAGCACATTTGAAGAATTTTATGATCCGGATGACCATGATACGCCGGAAGAAGTCATGAACTATGGCTTTTACTATATGGGATGCATTATCTGTACTGGCGGTTCCGTAAAGAAAATCATCGATGGTCAGCAGCGCCTGACCTCGCTAACACTTCTCATCATCTATCTGAACAACCTGCAAAAAGAAACTGTCAAGGATGAGGATCTCCTTGTCCCGCTGGATGACATGATCTATTCAAAGGCTTTCAGTAAGAAGAGCTTCAATATCGATGTGGCAGACCGCGGGACTTGCATGCAGGCTCTATTGCAAAAAGATGAGACCTATGTGCCAGTGAATGAGAGCTCACAGAATATGCTTGACCGGTACCAGGACATAGAGGACATCTTCCCTGACGAGCTGAAGGGAGAAGCGCTTCCTTACTTTATTAACTGGCTGATAGAGAAGGTCCTCCTTCTGGAGATCGACACACCATCTGACGACGAAGCACATACGATTTTCCTGACAATGAATGACCGAGGCCTGAGTCTGAACAGCGCCGAGATGATGAAGGCTTACATCATCCAGCAGGTTGCAGAAGCTGACCGCATTGAGGTAAATCGGAAATGGCAGGACAACATCAACCGTATCAAGAACGCCTCTTCTTACGATACGAGCGGCATGGTGAATACGCAGGACGTTGAATTCATCTCTATCTGGCTTCGCGCAAAATATGCCAATTCCATGCGAGATACCAAGCGCGGCGCTAAAGATGAGGATTACGAACTTCTCGGCGACAAGTTCCATACCTGGGTACGCAACAACGCCCGGACGGCGATGGGCCTTGTAAAGCCGAAGGACTACAAGGAATTTGTTCTCACTGAAATGACACGTGTCACTGATATCTATCTTCTGATGAAAGGCTATGGCAGCAAGCTGACGCCCGGATATGAAGAGGTCTTCTACAATGCAAACCGTGACCTGACCTACCAGACCATGCTTGCCATCGCTGCCATTAAAAATGACGACACGGACGACATCGTACAGAAGAAAATACAGATGACCGCAAAGTTCGTGGACGACTTTGCCACCATCCGAATCCTGAATTTCAAGAAGGTTAACTGGAACACGAATAAGTATTTGCTGTTTCATGTGATGCAGGATATTCGCAATGAGGACTGTAAGACGATCGGCATGGTCTATGTCCGTACACTCCGCCGTATGGACGTGACCGTCGAGGGAATCACCAGATTCAGTCTGAACCGGTTCTCCGGACGTTACATGCTTCACATCCTCGCGCGCTTCACTTCCTATGTGAATGTGCTGATGGGCAATCCGTCGCATTTCGAGGAGTACGTTGACCGCAAGCGTCAGGGAAACACTTACGATATTGAGCATATCATTCCGGACAAGTACGAGGACTACGAGGACAGCTTCACCGACTACGAGGATTTTGAATCCACCCGGAATCAGATCGGAAACCTGATCCTGCTCACCCGAGACAAGAACAGAAGCTATCAGGCAATGAAATACTCCGAGAAGGTCCAGAAGTACGCGGGAGACAACATCCTTGCTCAGGCGTTGAACGACACAGCTTACACGAACAATCCGAAATTCCTCACGGTCGTTAACGAGTACGGCTTTCATGCGATTCCTGACTTCAGTAAGCAAAGCATCGCGGACCGGGCTGAGATCTATCTGAGAATGGCAAGTGACATCTGGAATCCGGACGCCATTAAGGAAATCGCTGGTGGATGGGCCGATGACGATGAGAAGGACTTCTTCAAGAACGAGAAGGGCCGTGAATTTACAGTCGGCTATGCAGAAAGAAGCTGGCAGGACGCGCTGAAATACGGATTCCTGTCCGCGAACCTTGGCGGCAGCGGGAAATCTATTTATAACGTTCAGGTCGGAGATACAGTTTATTGCCATATCGCTGGATGTGGCTTTGTAGGTATTGGCGAATGCACATCAACCGCTGTGCCGATGAAGAACTTCAAAGTGATGGTCGACGGCACTTCAACTCCTGTAGCAGACGCGCCGTGGGAATCCGAGGAATCCAAGGAGAAACTCGATCCCAACAAGGAAGTATTTATCGGAGTCGCATGGAAGAAATATGTGACGGATATTAATGACGGCTACTGGGAGAAGGGAATGACGACAGTCCCGCTTGTAGCCTACATGCTTAATGATAAGACGACGCATCAGAAGGTCAGAGACCATTTCGGATACACCGCCAGCGCCGATTAAACCCTTCAACGATAGCCATGCCTTGTAACGATTGAAGATTGGGGGTGTCGCTATTGACTACAGAAGCCGCGGCAGCATATACATACAGGGCCACAGACGCGATCCCGCTCTATACTCTGAGACGAAGAAAAGCCCAGAAACAGCATGGTTTCCGGGCTAAAAGCACATATGGGCATTGTATCC